CAACTCTAGCTACTCCCGGAGTAGAAATAATATCACCCGCTTCTCTTAAAATAGAAGGGGCCATGGCCGCTGACACCGCTGCGGCACCTGCTTTCTTAAACAAATCTCTTTTTGATAAATCCACGCCACCCGCAGTGAGCGCAGGTAAAGTATCCTTCTTACCTTTCTTACCCGCCATTAAAACATCGGCTGCTTTTTTTACTGGAAGTAAAGACAACAAAGCCTCACTCGATAACATACCTAGAATACCCGGGAAATACTCATCTTTAGGTATCGACCCAACATCTTTATATGTACCTATATTACCCGCTGCCATAGCGTCTTTAAACATCTGGGACCCACCAACAGGGTTTTTTATCGAAAAAGGTTCCATGCCCTGCTTGCCCGGTAAAAGATTTACAAGAAGAGGAGACATATTAATCGCATACGTCACAGCATCCACAGGAAAGCCCAACACCTGTGCTATACCTGTATTAGCTCCTTTAACGACCGCTCCCGCTCTTCTCTTGTCTCTTTGAGTAAACAAATCAGACATTAGTAGTACGCTCTAACTTTCATATGATTCTCCTCGTCCTCCCAGTCATCTGAGGGTAGCTGCACAAAGTTGCCCTGTCTATACCGCATCAAAGCCTGTGTCATACTATCCACAAGGTCATCATACTCCCCATTTGGAAAAGCTGCAACCTCTTCTATCATCTCATCAGCAAACTTAGTATCTGGTGCGTACACCATGCCTGCTTCAAAAAGCACCGATACAGAGTGCACGCGGGTCACCTTATCATTACCCTTACTCGGTGTAAAGTTCACAACAGGTATACCCATGTTCCGTAGTTCGTGGGTCAAGGGCAACCCGGTCGCCTTCGCCTCAATGATCACCGTATCCGGCTCCCAATACTTATACTGCTCCAACGCCACCTGCTTCAACTCAGGAAAATCCCACCGCTCCTTTATACTATCAAGCAGTATCAACCCCGGGGGTCCCCCAGCCTCCTCTGGATAAAATACACCCCATGTCGTTATCGCACTAAAGTCCGATGTCTCCCTCTTCGTAAACGCCGTATCATAACTCTGAATAACAAACTCCAAATTAGGCACACTCTTCTTCTCCCAACGCTTCCACCATTCTCTAGGAATAATCGCGTTATCATCACCAGTAGGATTCTGCTGATACTGCGCGTTCCACTTACTCGGCGGTATCGACGCCTTTACCGCCGTTAAATCATCCAAGTTCCAATACTCAGGCCAACACGGCTTTCCATCATCAAATATCGCAGGGAGCTCCACAACTTCCCACTGATCCGCTAACTCATCCTTCGCCATCGCCCTCATCAGCTGTCCCGTCATATCTTTCTCGGACCACCGCGTCTGTACCAAAACTATCGAGCCTCCCGGCTGGAGCCTCTGCCGGGGGCCCCCAGTGTACCAATCCCACGCATCATCAAAACCCGTATTCGACATCGCCGTCTGCTCCGAATGCGGATCATCAATAATCACCAAGTCTCCACCACGACCCGCTAAGTTCGATCCCACACCAACAGCATAATACATCCCACCAGATGTCGTGTCCCACCGACCAGAAGCCTTACTGTCCGCAGACAAACTAACAGATGGAAACACTTCCTTATAATCGTCACTGTCAATAAGGTTCTTGGTCTTACGACCAAAGTTCACGGCTAGCTCCGTTGTGTGCGTCGCCTGAATAATCTTCATCTTAGGATTCTTACCCATCATCCACGCAGGAAACAAAAAGCTTGCAAACTCAGATTTCGTGTGCCTCGGCGCCATGTTGATTATCAAACGCTTTAACTCACCACGGGCCACGCGCTCCAGTTTATCTGCAATGATTTTATGATGACGGCCCACGATGAAATCGGGCCACATATTTTTTACAAAAACTAAAAAGTCCTGTTGACACTTCTCGTTTTTTTCTAGTTGAGCGAGCCTCAACTGAAGCTTTGCCTCTTTTTCAGTCAGTTCCATTCGGGGGTCCCTAAACACGATTAAATCATGTGCATAATATGCACGTTTTTTAGACAGTTAACAAGAGCCCTGTTTTATGCTTAATAATTAGGCATTGTTTCACGTGAAACATTATACGATTTTCTGTGCAAATATTTGTGAGAAACATGGCCCTAGCTAACGTTTGTCAAACCGCTGGCTATGATAAAAAATTGGTGATTTTTGGTTTTTGGCTGGCGTTTTTTGACCCGATAAGCTGGGGCCCCAGCACAAAAAACATGGCCAGCTGGTGGCGGATCTTGACCAGCGGGCTGGCGTAAACTGGATCTGGATCTTGACCAGCTGGTGGCGGATCTGGATCTGGATCGCTGGATCTAGGATCTTGACCAGCTGGCTGGTGCTGGTGCTGGTGGCTGGTGCTGGTGCTGGTGCTGGCGGATCTAGGCCAGCTGGCTGGCGTAAACTGGATCTGGTTTCTTGACCAGCTGGCTGGCGGTACGATTGACCAGCTACGCGGACGGCGGCCAGCGGCGTGTTTAACTGTGAATTAGACACAAAAAAAGCGGCACAAAGGCCGCTTTAATTCTACCAGCTGGCGCGGATCTAGTCGATCGTATCGAATTGATCTTCTAGGCCTATTAAGGGCTCATGCTGGCGCGTTTTCTGGCGTACCATTGAGCGCTTTAATAACGTTTTACGTCCAGTATGCCCGTCTGTAAATGACAACTGAAAAGTTTTTACGCCGTTTTCTGGATCTTCTTTCACGCGTATGTCCAGCGATCCGAAGTGATGTGAATTAATCGCGCTAAATCCTACCTTAATATTTTGAGTGTTGTGCTGGATCACGCCGAATGATTTATTCCCAGTTTTTCCGCCAGCGCTTGCATAAGCGCAAGAATTGATATCAAACCAAATAGGATAGTTTTTCATAGTTTTTCCTTTCTTCTATTTGCGCGTTTATTTCTAAAATGTCATCCATAGCATATTTTAAAAACTGTTCATCATTATCAAAGTCATTCCTAAAGTCTGTTTGGTAGCGCATTTGATGTATTTTATTTTTTCTGGATATTTCAACAATGGTATCCATTGATCCATCATCAACATAAAAACAATTCCAGAATTGCTTTTCTACTTTGTCTAATATCTTCATAGTTTTTACCTTTCATAGTTATGTTTAATAGATCCAGTATAAGAAAAACAAAGATAACGTCAATAAGATAAAAAAAAGGCCGCATATAGCGGCCTTAATTATCACATACCAGCTGGCTGGCGTGAAAGATTTCAATAAGATAATCTATTAGTCTTTAAACCTACTTCACGCGCTATCATTACAAATTCTATAATAGGATTATAAATTTCTAGGTTATCTTCATATTTACTAAGTAAGTTTAAAAAATATGTATCAACTAAAAAGTCTAGATCATTTAAACGATCATTATACATATTAATTTTATCAAATTCAAACTGAGAGCGTGAAATATTGACCAGCGCATTATATTTTTTAAAGAAAGCGGCCGCTGGTTTATCTTTAGACCAGCTATTCCATAAGCGCACCGCTTTTTGAGTAAGTAATTTCATACCATATAATTCGTTATTAACGGCCGTTTCTGGTATTTTATCAAATATTATATCCATAGTTTTACCTTTTCAAATTTTAATTATTTTCCTGTTCTTCTATTAAAATCATTAACAGCGGTGGTTAAGTCTAAATCGTAATGTCCATTCGAAAACGATATATTATTATGTCTAAAGAAACCTTGTCTGGAACTTTTGGGGAGGCAATCCTTTTCAGAATAAAGAATAGTGAAATATGCTTTATCTGAAAACGTTGGACTATCAAATTTCCCTAGAATATAACCAAGACCGTTTTGTTCAAGCGGTGTTTTTCCTCGTTCAATAATGAATGCAGTTTTACCGCCAATATCTAATTTATCCATAATTTTTACCTTTCATAGTTATGTTTAAATTTGAGTATAAGAAAAAATAGGTTTATTGCAATAAAATAAAAAAAAGGCCGCATATAGCGGCCTTTAATGGTTTATATAAAGTTAGGATCTAAGCGGCTACTGTATCCAGTATTTGACCAGCTTTTCTTTCCAGATCCAGCCTGTTATCTTGGTGCGGTATATCACGCGCGATAGCGGTTATAGCATTGGATACATCCCATACTGTTTTCATAGGTTTATCTTCTTCTTCGGTATGTCTAGAATAGGCCGCTTTTGCCATTCTAGCGGATAAACCTACACGCTTTTGAAGAAATTTAAGCGCTTCTTCTTCATCCTTAGCTATTTGAGCTTCTTGCGCCGCTTGCACGCCGTCCAGCATTTTAGTTGTAGATCCATTACTAAAAGATCTAAGCGCTGGCTGGGCTTCTTCAGAAAATCTTTCCGCCGCAAATTTGGTATGTCTGATAGTCATTTCAGAAAAATCTTCAACACCCCATGCAAATCTATTGCAACAAATGCCGCGCATGTACATTGTGGCTATCTTGCAGCTCTTTGCGCCTACTTCACTATTACTGATATAAAAACCCCTAAACATAAGATCTGGTTCACCATTCTTTAGTTTTCCGATTTCTATAGGATTAAGATCGTCTACTAAAAACATAAATACATCCCTGTCAGAGGCATACAAAGTAGTAGTCTCTTTAGTGACTGGCAAATTCGGATCGTAAACGGCCATGCCGCTATCAGATCCAGTAATAGCTCCAGGAATTTTGAAACTCGTACCTCTAGTGAGCTCTTGCGCGGCGGCTACAATTTCCCAGTCCGCTATTCTTCCATAATCAGATCCAGTAAAAGCGCGTAGCTGGCCTTTATTAGATTTATACGTTTTAACTAGCTCTTTATTTCTGTTGTTTAATAAACCCCATTTAACACAGTCCGCCGCTAATGGCGCTGGAAGATCTCTAAGGTAGCCAGCTGGCGCACCCGCTAAAGAGCTAACTTGGCCAAAAGACCAGTTAGTAGGAAAGGCTTGATGTTCTTGGTTATTCTGATCCTTAAACTCCAGCGTTATCTTACCTTGTTTAATGTCGTCTTGATCCAAGTCACCATTAATATGTAAATTCCTGACATTTAAAATATCAGCGGACATTAAGTTAAAATCATTTTGTTTAAATGTTCTTAACTCTTCTAGTGAAAGAAACTTTTCATCCGCTGGACGATTTGCCCAGTTAGAATGTATAAGCCCAGCTTCGCTACTGATGCCATGAGTAAACGCATCTGTTTTATAAGTTTGATCGTTCATAGTTGTCTCCTAAGTTAAATTAAAAAAGGCGGACTGTTTTACCAGCCCACCCCTGTTGTCTCATATATTCTTATATATGTAAAGTTAATTTTTTGAAATATTAAATAGATGAATTATAAACGTTTAATAAAAAAAAGTTTAGATCGTCTACCAGATCTCCGATAGTATCTTCATTAGCCGTTCCATCATACACCCTTTTAATATCTCTTAACTTATGCGCATTAATTGTTTCTTTTAAATCATTCACATTAAAAATAGCATTATCAAGATCTTCTCTCTTTATAATCATTGTAACTACCTATCCTCCCATTCTCTTAATATATCTTTTTTCATTTGCTCTATTTCATAATCACCATTAACTAACTCAAAAAAAGTTTGTATAATTTCAGACAAACTCCAATCCTCATAATCACTAACCCAATGTTCTACTTGCTCATAAGTTATTTTCTTCATTGTAGCATATCCTTTCCGCGCTTCTTCTTAGCTTCAATATGTAAACACATAATAATAGTCTTAAAATATTGATTAAGATTTTCTTTTTCCATATCTATTAAGCTCTGGTATTCTTCTATAACGGCGGTCTTTTTATGGTTCCCTGTATAGCTGGTGATACGTTCATTGAGCTCATTGATTTTTTTATAAGCTTGCATCTCCGCCGCACGCGCCGCAAATACACCAGTTTGAGTACATTGATTACAAGAACGGCCTTTGTTGAAATCAATAAGCGGTTCTGGGTTGCAACCCCCATCCCAGCCAGATTTTTCATCTGGTAATATGGGCTCTTTGCAAAATACACACATATGTTTTACTTTTTTAATATCTATCATAGTTTTTCTCCTTCCATAGCTTCCATAATCATAACCCTTAACGCAGTAACAGAACAATATTTATTATTTCTGTTTGCTCGTATTAAGGTTTCAACAATCTCTATTAACTCTTCTTTAGTCATAGTTTTTCTCCTAAGTTAGTGACAATCTCTTATACTATACACAATAAAAAAGGCCAGTCAATTATAACTGGCCTTATAAGTTATTTACGGCGGCGGCGGTCTATTCTATCTCTATACTTATCGTAGTTAGATCCATACATTAAACGGCCAAACCATTCTATTAAAAAAAATATTTATATCACCCCCTTTCAATCCCAGCCAGCCCAGCGATCACACGCTTCCAAACGTAAAGGGCTCTTCCTACCTTTCACGCCATGAAGAACCAGCCGACTATTAGTTTCTATCCACAACTTAGCTCCGCATGGTCTTGGCCGATCTGGCCGATAAACCATACGCGCATTAGCTGGCAACTCTACTTCCATACAATATTTAGTTTGAGTTTTTTGCCTGTTAACTTTCCGATCCCAGTAGTCATACTCTACACGAACTACTGGCTCACGCTCTTCACGCTTGGCATTCCGCTGGATAATATTTTTATTTATGTGAATTATTTTCATCACTCACCCCCCAAATAAGTACCCGAACCATCATAGGATATTTTACAAATATCTATTTGCTTGAGTATGTTTGATCCATCTTCCTCACGAAGCTTAGATCCCCATGCGTCAGCTACCCTTTCACCCAGCTTGTGACCCTCTGATGTTTCTAAATTCATATTAATTTTCGCATCAAGGGCAACGGATAAGAGCTCCAAAAGTTTTTCCAGATCTCTCTCGTTCACGCACAAACCCTCAAACTCAATATTATAATAATGCTCAGTCATATTTCTCACTCCATTATAAAATCTGGTTCAACATAGGTAGGCTGGTCTAAGCTCCAGTCATATTTCATATGTTTTCTTACATCTAAATTATCACATAAATAATAGTAAAGGTTATCTATCAAATCAGGGTTGCCTTTAAACAAATCCTGATAGTTGTCCATTCCCATAATTTCGTTAAGTGTGAGATTGCCTACCTTTTCCATATGCACATGGTTTGCTGGGGTGTCGGATATTTTTTCAGTATGTGACATCATCTCGATCCTCACTAATGTAATCAAGCTCTAAAGAGATAGCATCTGAAAAGCCACCAGCAGTAAACTGGTCGATTAAACGATCATGGGTTTCAGCGATCTTACGCTTAATCCTCTTCATCTCGTTTTTGGTAAACTTACCCACAAACTCCACTCCATCTAATTGGATCTCAGTCGGCCTATCATAATGCTGGATCTCTGGAACTAGCGCCCTATGTGCGGCGCGAAGTGTTGCGATCTGCAAATACTTCACGACTTTTAATGGGGGTAGCTTTAAACTATCCCAGTCAGGTTTAATTGGATCTTTATATATTGTCATAGTTTTGTCCTTTATGTAGTTATTGACTTTAACCCATACTTAGCACCTTACATTGGGGAAATCAAGTGAAATATTTTATCCCACTTAAAAGGTTGCTTACACCGCACTTCTGGCCTTACCTTATCCAGACCCTCCATCTTCAGATCTACCGCATCGGCTCCTCTAAATAAAAATATCTCTGCAACCTCTGTAGGCTTAGGTTGTTTTTTAACCAGTACCCAGCTAGAACTATGCCTATGTCTAGTTAGCCACGCTACTTGTGACGGACGTAAATCAACTTTATTGGTAGTAGTGTATTTCAGCTCTACAAAATGAAAAGCACCCAACTGGTCACACAACAACAGATCTGGAATGCCAGATCCTACCCAGTTTTCAATTCGTGTTAAGATCAGCTTGTAGGTCGATCTCGTCGCTGCTTCCTTTACTTGTTTGTAAAATCCGCTTTCTCGCTTTACTGCGGTTATCGGTATTTTCTTCAGGTGTGATGTCGATTGTGACTGGGGCATAGCTATTCTTTATCTCCTCTAATGCTTTCATTACTTCTTCTTTAGACATACTGTCTATACTCCCGTGTCTTACTTCTGATTTATTAACATAAATATCACCTTGCGCCATACCTCTTGCCTTCTCTGCCATGACGGCTGCCGAATAGGCACCGTTCTGCAACGCAACATCTCTAATTTGTTGTAGATCTCGTATATGCCTATGAAATGTTATACCATATTTCTCGTCCAGCTCTCGCCTGTATTCTTTAATGGCATGACAAACATGGGGTGACATTTTAGGGTTAGTTAGCTCATAAGCTCTAGTATGAGCCGAGCCCGTTGAGTACCCAGCATTGATAGCCGCTTCTCTAAATGTTATCTGGCCATCTTTACTTACTAGCTCTTTTACAAAAAGGTCTTGTTTGCGTGTTAATGGCGTATGTATGGTATTTGGTTTTCTTCCTCTAGTCTCATACACTAAGCCAGATTTACTTGGTCGTTTTCTTGTCATAATCTTTATCCAGTTAAAAAGGTCAAGTTTGTTATTTCTCTTTATACTATAGGCACAAAAAAAAAAAAAGAAAAAACCATTTACCCCCCCATTAAGGAACATTTGTTAAATAACTCTGTAGTTACACTATGAATAACAGTAGTGTAACCAAATATGTAACCATGAAGTCCTTATAATATAAGGCGTTCAGGGCAAAGTTACACGGTTACACCAGTTACGGCATTTTTTTTCAAAAAATATTTTTTTATTTTTAGCTCTATATAATATAGGCAAATAACTACAACAAGTGCCAAAAGACAAAAAAAGGGGCGATATCTCTACCGCCCCGTGGTTTAGGTATATAGACCTTTTTTTCTGTTTTCTTTAACTAATTGTTCCAAACGACTAATCTTTTCTGAGTCTTCCTCAATATTAACGTGTCGATCATCACAGTTATACAAGTAATTATTCTTGTGCTTAGGGGTTTTATACTTTTTAAGTTCTTTTAAAGCATAGATACGAGCAGATCTGTAGTCTACAAAGTCTGTTCGAATATCTTTACCCTCGGCTGTTTGCGATAATTGTATCTGCATTATCGGAAAACTTGGATCTATTACATAAATTTTATATTTTTTCATAGTTTACTCCCGTAAAGTTTGATTAAAATTAATATTCGATCATCGCCGAGATCGGCTACGAATTTGGTCCCAACGATGTCAAATAGCAAAGTAACTCTTTTCCGAGCTACAACTCTATTATAACATACTTATAAGATAATGTCAACCCCTTAATTTTTCAACAAATGCCAGTAATTTCGAAAACGGCCATCACCGATTTCAATTTGCTTCTTGAGCATCTGTTCAGCATCTTTGCGATTTGTCACGTTATTCGTGATCCGATGTCCAGCCGCCTCGATATAATACAAGCGTTTATTGTCAAAGCCTTTTATTTCTTTGATGACAAACTTATCCAACGGACATTTGTTGGAGCAGTTCTTTTATCTGGCTGGTGCTGCTGCAATCTTTAAGTTTCTTTTTGTAAAAGATAGATGTAAACTTGGGCAGCTCATTATCAAACCGCTGCATAGCCATAATCTCATCTTTCTTTCTGTCCTCGAGCTCGCAAAATATATCGTCAAGCTCTAGTTTAAAAGTTTTGGCTTCTACAAGATCTCCTTTTAATTCGCAAATACGTTGCGCCAGCATATTCACGTTTGTTCGTATTTTCAGATCCTGATCCGTGAACCGTTGTATTTGTTTTTTGGTTAGGGTTGTGACTTTCATTATAAAAAATCCTTATTAGGTTTATTAAGCATATCTAATACTTTTGTTAGATGATCTACGGCCCCGACGTTGTAGGATGCTTCTTCAGCCGAGATTTCTGGGCTATGTATATTTTTTTGTTTAAGCGTTAGTATTTCTTTTTTAACATACTCTTTGCTATGGGTGATTTTTAATTCCAGCGATAATATAAGTTTTATTCGTGCTTTTTCTTTATCGTTCATTATCGTTCTCCTCTAAATAAGACAAATGCCTATTTAACTCTTCTATCACAGCATCTATTTCAGCGATAGTCTTAGCATTGTCCTCATAAATTTGTTGTGGATCGTCGCTCGTAGTATTTAACGCGGTGTCATGGCATTCTTCGCGGCATTGCTTGAGCACCTTTTTTGCTATTTCTACCTCGCTGTACTTCATATCTTTTCCATTTCTAAATTGTTGTCTTCGAGCCACCATTTCATTTCTAGCCAAGCGTACTCATTGCAAGTATCCCAGCCTGTTGCCATATCAAGAGCTTCGTTTTCCTCTTGTATTTCTTTTGTCCAAACATTTACACAAGGAGTAAGGCTTGGTTCGTGGTTCATGGGCAGTTCGTTTTTGAATATGATCATGTTCGATGCTCCTCTACGTTAAAATGAACGCCATACCTATCAGGGGCGGTTTGATCCTCGTCCCAAATATAATCATTTGTTGCTATATCTTTTGCTTCTTCGGGGCTATCGGCTTCTATAAATAAGACGGTAGTCTGCACAACTTCTACTCTATATTTCATTCTTCATCCTCTTCTAAACGTTCCGTGATCTTATGACCATTCTTCTTGGCCCATGTTTCGAGGGCTTTGGAGCAAACGTCATAATACTCCTCGCAAGTAAACGTTGCGATTTCCTCGGCCCAAGAGCTTGTTTTACTTTCTAGAAATACTCGAACTGTCATTATCCTCTCCTCAACGTTTCTTCGGCCATGCTTATGACGGACGCTGTATCGGGATCAATCTTCTCGGCTATCTCGTACAGCTCGGCTAGTTTTTGTTGCAAGTGCTCTTTTTTTCGAGAGGCTTCGACAAGATGATAGTCTAAAAACTCTCGTTCCCACAGATCCTCGTAGTAAAGATTATTGAATATCTTTTTTTCATAATAGTCCCCTAATAACTCCTCTTCTTTAGCCCGTTCTTCAGCGGGTGTGGTGTTGTTATCTATGAACAACTGATCGAGATACTCTAATAGTACCTGATCCATTTGTTCTCGGGACGGCTTAGAGTCAAACACGACTACATCATCTTCTTCATCGCTTTCCCTAAATTTAAATACCCATACTTTATTCATTCTCTTTCTCCATAGTTGTTGTGTTTATCCCATACAATCACATAGTAAAACAGAAGTCAACACGAAAAAAGCCCCCCAGAAATCTGAGGGGCTTCCAACATAACTACGGGAGAGGGCCTATGACCGCCCTTTCACCTGTTAATATAAGCGAATATATAAGAGTTTACAAGCTTTTTTTATCATTTTTATTATTTATTTCGTCAGGCGTGATAAATGCTTTGTTTATATCGGCCTGAATGCGCTTAATTGTTTCTTCATCATCCATAATCTTAGTATATTCTACGTCGGGCCGCTGCTTCTTAGCCATCATACGTTTAAACTTATCTAATACACTTTTTTTAAAATGCCGTACATAGTGGTCGGTATTTTGTTTTTTAATGAAGTTATTAATGTTAGATAA